AATGATAGCGTGCTCTTCTTCTTCATGAAGCACCTAACGCATGCCCCTGTATCTATAGAAGAGTTCTTGGAAAGCGAAGAGTTTATAGGCGCTACGGACCTTCGTTTATGGCCCGAGGTGCGCGAGGCCGTAGTCGCTGCAAATAGGGATTGGTGGAGAGGTATGCCGGAGGCCCACCACGAAATGCTACTTATGGGCGCCTGTGTAGACGCGGAGACAGAATTCCTTACACCTACAGGGTGGAAACATATATCTGACTATGTGGACGGCGACCTTGTTGGGCAATATAGCGCAGACGGCACGCTAGAATTTGTCAGACCCGATGCCTACGTGCGGAGGAGGCATAGACTGTTCTACCACTTCTCTCCTAGAGGGGGGCTAGACATGATGCTGACTCCCGGACATAGGGTTATCTACCGTAACGTAAACACAGGCAAGATATGTGAGATGTCTGCGGAGGAAGTGGCCGCTACACATAATAGGAACGTAGCCGGGTTTGCGGGTAAGTTCCTGTCTACATTTATAGTGACAGGGCGTACCGGTATTCCATTGTCGGATGAAGCCATCCGTGTAATGGTCATGGTGCATGCGGATGGGACATTCGATGCTAGAGACGACTCCTGCTGGTGTAACGTCATTCTTAAGAAGCGTAGAAAAATAGAGCGCGCTAGGCGACTTTTGAAAGAGGCAGGCATAGCATTCTCGGACACACCACATAGCGACGGGTATAGACGACTTAGGTTCTACGCGCCTGAGCGCAATAAGACGTACTCAGGATGGTGGGAATGCACTGCCTCGCAGCTACGCATCGTGGTAGACGAAGTAATGCACTGGGACGGTAGTGAATTTCATGACCAGTTCTATACGGCTAAGAAGGAGGAAGCTGACTTTATACAGTACGCGCATCTAGCCACAGGAATTCGTGCCACTATGCAGTGGCAGCGGCGCGGCGGTAACCGATCTGTAGAGTACAGGGTTAAACGTTGCCGTACTACTGAATACTCTATGGCAGCTAGCCCTAAAGGCCGATCTGTAGAGTTAGTAGAAGCCAGTGATGGATACTGCTACTGTTTCACGCTGCCTACAGGTATGTGGTTGGCTAGGCGTAGAGGGTCAGTGTATGTCACTGGCAATACGGGTACGGGTAAGACTGAAATAAGCAAGTTGACTACGCTTTACCACCTGTACTTGCTATCTTGTCTGGACAATCCACAGGCGTATTACGGTTTGCCGAAAGCTACCTCAATTGTGTTCCCTATTATGGCGGCTAAGCCTCATGTGACAAAGAAGGTCATCTACGACCCGCTTCGTCACATGGTGGAGAACATACCGTACTTCCAGAAGCACCTCAGACCCAGTAAGCTAGTCGAGTCTGAAATGATCTTCGAAGAGAAGAACATTCGTGTGACTCCCGCGGGCGTAGATGCCGACTCCATCTTGGGCGAGGCTGTTGTAGCCGGCATTATCGATGAAATCAATTTCATGAACGTGGTTCTACGGTCTAAGCGCGCGGAGGTCACTACCGGTAGAGCCGGTGTGTACGACCAAGCACAGACTATCCACAGTTCCATGACGCGTCGGGTGAAAGGCCGTTTCACCAAGCCAGGACCTAAGATAGGTATCGTATGTACCTCCTCCTCTACTCGATATCGCGGAGACTTCACAGATAAGCGCAAGCAGCAAGTACTAGACCACAACGAGCGCGGGGTCTACATATACGACAAGGCTCAGTATGAGGTGAAGCCGCAGGAAAACTTCTGTGGCGAGCGCTTCCGTTTGCTGGTAGGCAACGACGTACTAAACGATGTTCGTATCTTGGAGGAGGGCGATAGCTATCCGGAGGGTGCCAGGATATTGGATATACCTGTGGAGTACGAGAGTGAGTTCCGTAGAGACCCGCACTCTGCTTTGCGGGACATATGCGGTATCTCCACTAGCTCTATTTCGCCGTTCATACAGCGTCGGTTCAAGATTTATGAGGCTATCTCTGCTGGCGAGGAAGAGGGCTTGGCGTCTATCTTGGTCAAGGACAACGTTATCCTTGGCGTGGATGGTATGCCAGTGGTTAAGTTCAATCACTACTGTACCGACCCGTCGAAACCGCGATATGTCCATGTTGACTTGTCGAAGACAGGTGACAGGTGCGTTGCTGAAGGCCAGCCGGTTCTTCTAGCGGACGGGAGGTATGTACCTATTGAGAGGGTAAAAGTAGGCGATACCGCTGTTACACATAAAGGCACTCACGAGGAAGTCACGTGCACTTTCGATAATGGTGTCAAGTCTGTATTGGACGTATCTATCTATGGTTGGCACGAAAATCTAAAGGCAACGGCTACGCATAAGGTGTGGGCTGTCCGGCGAGATTCCGTGTCCTATACCGATGGTCGGTTGGTTAAACCTTCCGACAAAATGTTCTTTGGCCGCGCTGCAAAGGCCGCGAAAAAGCGCTATTCCTACACTCCTGAGTTTGTTGAGTTAGGCGACCTTCGCCCCGGAGACTTCCTTGTTACTCCCCGGAAGCAAAGTCAATCCATAGACGCTATTTGCGGGGTACCTCTGACCTATGGGACCGGGTATATTGCCGGTTTGTTCGCCGCAGAAGGAAGTTTCTACCTGCACCACGGTACCGAGTACGTGCAGTTTTCTTTACACAAGGACGAAACACAGATACGAAAGAACCTTGAGGGATACCTACAAAAGTATTTTGGTGTAGGAGTTCGTGTATGCCGGGACAAGAAATCAAATGGTGTAACTCTCCGTACGCGCAAGAGTGATGCTCTAGTGGCATTCTTGTTGGCTGCGGTGGGGGAGTATTCCGACCGTAAGCACCTAGACTGTGCTCATGTAGGCTCACGAATGTTCCAAGCAGGGATCGCGCACGGATACGTCGATGGTGACGGTTATGTGAAGTATTCCGAATCCGGCGATCCTGTTCACTTTAAGGTTAAAACCGTAAGCAAGCAGATGGCAAAGAGTTTCTATTGGCTTTTGGTATCCAATGGTTTTACTCCGAGTCTATGCGAGACACAGGCGTACACTGATTCGGATGGCGTACATCACCGCACTTGCTACCATGTGTCTCTCTCCGGTAGCTCCTCTATGGCTGCTTTTGCTACGTGGTCCGCTGTGTCGATTGACGTATCTTGCTCCCGCGCTATGGCACTACCGGACTATCTACTTTCGCCTATTACGGAAATCACTGACGGGGGCGAATGCCGAGTATTCGACTTAACCGTAGGCGATACACATAGCTATGTAGTCGGTAATACGGCAGTGCATAACTGCGGCGTAGCTATGTTGCGCTATGATGGGCTTACTACGACTACGCGCAGTAATGGGGCGATAGAGAGCCTTCCTGTGGCAACCGTAGAGCTTGCTTGCTCTATAGAGCCGGATAGTAACAACGAGATAGATTTTGCTGAAGTACGTACTTGGATTAAGCAGCTACGTGATGTCTATGGCTACCCGATCAAGGCGGTAACATACGACGGTATCTTTAGTATCGAGTCTATCCAGCAGTGGCGCAAGCTAGGGATGAAGACGGGGAACATTTCGGTAGACAGAACTTCTGCTCCGTATAAAAACCTGCGAGACGCCTACAACGATAATCGTATCCGCATGTACCAACAGGACGTACTTATAGGGGAACTATTCGACCTAGAATACGACGACGACAAGGGCAAAGTAGATCACCCGGTAAACGGCAGTAAGGATGTTGCCGATGCCGTGTGCGGGGCGTACTACTCACTTCTGACTCGCAGGAGTTCGTGGGTAGCAATCCCCGAAAAAGGGGGCGGGGCACCGGATAGACCGGACCTCGGAGATAGGTACGAAGACTCCAGGAGGTATTGATGTATTGGTATGAGATCGCGGCACTATCCTACATTGGTGTAGGTGTAATCAAGTTCGGGCTGATAATCCCGGCGCTACATTTTTCGGTAGCGTACAGTTTGTACCATCAACCTATGGAGCGGGGGGCATTAGCGTACATTCTGACCTACGTGGCTGTGACGATACTTGTTGCGGTACTCGGGTGGCCGTTTTTGCTGGCATCCGAAGGTCGCCGGTTTTGGAGTAGGTATTCTCTCGAAGAAGTGCGGGAGGCTATCGACGCTGCATATAACAGGCATGATCATACAGACTTGTAGCCGGGGGACGCGCAATGCTGTATATCGTAGAAGAGGTAAGCCTGAGTAGAATAGTAACTAAGGTTCTACGTACCACGGATTACGATTTTGCTCTCACCATCTTTGATCGTAGGAAAAAGCGTAAGGTTAGGGAGATACGTATGGTCAGGCTGGATAACGGCATACGTACCGTCTTGAAATTTGTCGATAGAGCCAGACGGTAAGAAAGCAATTTGCAATCGATTTCACTTTACGAGAATCCTGTACTGGCACAGAATC